GAATGGTTTGATCAATTTGGTGTAGTATTAGGTGACGAGGCTCACCAATTCCAAGCTAAATCACTTCAAAAAATTATGGACAAATTAACTGATTGTTATTATCGCCACGGATTTACAGGCACTCTGAAATCTGAGGAAAGCAAAACTCATAGACTAGTACTCGAAGGTTGCTTTGGTGAAGTTAAACGATTTGTAAGCACAAAGGATCTGATGGACTCAGGAACTGTTGCTGATTTTAATGTAAAGGCTATTGTACTCAATTATGAAGAACAAGTTAAAAAAGATTTTAGGTCAGCAATTAAAAAGATTGCAGAAAGTTCTAGAAAGTATCCCGCTGAGCGAGAGTTTCTCGTTAATTCACAACGAAGGAACATGTTTATCCGTAATTTACTCTGGTCGTTAGAAGGTCAAAATAATTTGATTCTATTTGACTTGGTTGAAAAACATGGTAAGATCTTAGAGCCTCTCCTTCGAAAAGACGATCGTCAGTTACACTTTATATATGGCGCAACAAAAGGTGATGAACGAGAACGTATTCGTAATTTAGTAGAAAACGATCCAATCAAACAACACGACATCCTTGCATCCTATGGTGTTTTCTCAACGGGTGTTAACCTTAAAAAGCTTGATAACGTAATCTTTGCTTCTGGTTCTAAATCAGAAATCAAAGTATTACAATCAATAGGTCGAGCCTTGAGAAAAGGGAATGATGCAGATAAAGCTACATTGTACGATATAGCTGACGACCTGTCGGTCGGGTCTTACGAGAATTATACACTTAAGCATTTCAAGAAGCGAATTGAGATATATGGCTCCGAGCAGTTTAAGTTCAAGATATACAATGTTAATATCTAGATTATTTTATAGTGCATAATGCAATTATACCAGGTCTAGACCAGCTGTCAACCAAAAACATGAGATTTGTACAAAGAAAAAACCCTGTACAAATTCAATACTATGATATAGATTAGTACCTGAGGAGGAAGCGTATGCCATGAAAAAACCAAGAAAAAGAAATTACGTTAATAACAAAGATCTGCTCGAGGCCTTGATAGTATATCAAAAAGACTGTCGAGAGGCTGAGGATACAGGTGAAGAGATTCCTAGAGTTCCTGATTACATTGGAACGTGCATTTTTCAGATTGCTACTCGATTAGCAACCAAACCAAACTTTTCAGGATATTCATATAAAGATGATATGATTTCAGATGGTATTGAAAATTGTTTACAATATATCCATAATTTCAATCCAGATAAATCTCAGAATCCATTTGCATATTTTACTCAGATTATTTGGTACGCATTCCTCCGTCGTATTGCTAAAGAGAAAAAGCAAATGTATATTAGATTTAAATCATCTCAGACTATGGTTTCAGAAGGTAATACATATCAATCCGATGAGGTTAAACTCAATCTTAATATGAACGCTGACTATATTAACTCATTTATTTCTGATTTTGAGGATAAGCTGCAAAAGGATAAAGAAAAGAAAAAATGAAAATTGCTATCATTACCGACATGCATATTGGAGTCCGCGGTGATTCTAAAGTATTTTTAGATTATCAGGAAAAATTCTTTAAAGAAGTATTCTTCCCTTATTTGGACGAACACGATATTAAGATTGTTCTTGACCTTGGCGATACTTTTGATCGTCGTAAATTCATTAATTATGTAACTCTTGCTCGAGGTAAAAAATTCTTTTTTGATGAATTGCAAAAACGAGATATTGAATATCATGCGGTAGTTGGCAACCACTCAGTGTATTATACAAATACAAATGAAGTCAACTCAATGAACCTTTTACTTCAAGAATATACAAACTTTAATATTTACGAAGACGAGCCAAAAGAGTTGACATTTGGATCAACTAATATTATAATGGTCCCGTGGATTACTAAAAACAATACTCAAATTTGCATGGAAGCAATTAATAATTCTCGTGCTCATATTTGTATGGGCCATTTTGCTATTCAAGGCTTTGAGATGATGAAAGGTGCTATTAATGACCACGGATTAGAAAAAGATGTTTTTGGTCATTACGAGCAAGTTTATTCAGGGCATTTCCATCATCCATCTCAATATGGTAATATCATTTATCTTGGCGCTCCATATGAGATGACTTGGTCTGACTATGAAGGTAAACGTGGTTTTAGAATTTTGGATACAGAAACTCGTGAGTTGGAGTGGATATTAAATCCAAATAGAATTTATCACAAAATTGAATATGATGATGCCGATATGACTATTGAGGATATCGCGAGTTTAAACACTGACGTTCTTCATAATTCTTATATTAAAGTTATTGTTAAAAATAGATCTAATCCATACATTTACGATTTATTTCTAAATAGACTTGCAGACTCTGGTGCCTCTGACGTAAAAGCAATTGAGGATAGTTTAAACCTTGAGTCAGCAGATGTAGAAGATATCCTTGATGAAACAAAGGATACAAAAGATATACTACATAACTATATTGAGTCACTTGACACAAACGTTAGTAAAGATAAAATCAAAAATGTTATTGATGAGTTATATATTGAGGCACAGAATATTTCATGAAAATACTTTTTAAGGAGGTTCGTTATAAGAACCTATTGTCGTCTGGTAATTCTTGGACTAAAATTGAATTAGACCGAAGTAGAACGACCCTCATCAGTGGATCTAATGGAAGTGGTAAATCTACTTTGTTAGATGCAATTGTATTTGGATTGTATGGAAAAGCTTTTCGTAAAATTAATAAGAACCAACTAATTAATACTATTAATGGGAGAGATACTCTTATTGAAGTTGTGTTTCAGATTGGACAGAACACATTTATGGTTAGACGTGGTATTAAGCCATCATTATTTGAAATATGGAAAAATGGTGAGTTAATTAACCAAGATGCAGCTAAACGGGATTATCAATCTTATTTAGAACAAAATATTCTTAATCTTAATTACAAATCATTTAATCAAATCGTTGTTTTAGGTAGTGCTACGTATGTGCCATTTATGGAATTAGCACCAGGCACTCGCCGTGATATTATTGAAGATCTTTTAGATATCCAAGTATTCAGCACAATGAATACATTATTAAAAGAGAAAATTAGTGATAATAAAGATTATATTACTGAAACTAGTTACCAACGAGATATTTTTAAAACTAAACTCGACTCTGCCAAAGAGCATAATGCATCCATTCGTAAAATACGAGAAGATGAAGTCGAGAAAATTCGTGAGAAAATGAATGAGCATATCGCAAAAATTGAAGAAGAAAAACATGCTATCCTACAAATTGAGGATAACATTGAAGAGCTCATTAAAACGATTGCCGATAAAGCAGAAACAAAGCAAAAGAAAGAGAAAGCAAATTCAATTTATTTAGAATTAAATTCCTCTTTAAAAAATCACAAAAAGGAATTGATGTTCTATCATGACCACGATAATTGCCCAACTTGTAAACAAGGTATTGAACATAGTTTTAAGCAAAATATTGTTACAGAAAAAGATACTAAAATCCAGGAACTCACTCAAGGATTGGAAGATCTATCTGTAAAAATTGATGGCTATAATAATAGACTTGAAGAAATCTCTAAAGTTGAAGATGAAATCACTAACTGGAATCTTACAATTGGCGACCACCGTGCTACTATTAAAGTTTCAAAGAATGCTTTAATTTCATATAAAAATGAATTAACAAAAGCTGAAGAAAACGTGGAAGCCATCGATAATAGCCAACTTGAAAAGTTGGTTGAAGAACTTAATAAGATTGATGAAAACTCTACTGTCTTATTTGAGGAAAGGGAAGTGCTTGCGGTTGTATCTCAAATGCTCAAAGATGGTGGAATTAAATCCCGTATTATTCGCCAATATATTCCGGTTATGAATAAACTTATTAATAAGTATCTTGGTGCATTTGACTTATTTGTTGATTTCCAATTGGACGAAAACTTTAATGAGATTATTAAATCTCGTTTCCGTGATACATTTTCATATGCATCATTTTCTGAAGGTGAAAAGCTTCGCATTACGCTATCAATTATGTTAGCATGGAGAGCAGTTGCAAAACTTCGTAACTCAGTATCAACAAATCTCCTACTACTTGACGAAACGCTTGATGGTGCACTTGATGGTACAGGTATTGAAAACCTAATTGAGACTCTACACAACCTAAATTCTGACGATAATATCTTTGTTATCAGTCACAGAGGACACCAATTTGGCGACAAGTTTGATGCTCATATTCGCTTTCAAAAAGTTAAAAACTTTAGTGAGATGACAGCTTAATGTATGTTAAAATGCCAAAACAAATATCATTAGATATCTGTGACAAGATACTTGATATTGGTAAAATGAAAAAGCTTGAAAAGGCATTAGTCGGAGGTGATACTCCAGAAGAATCTGTGCTTATCGAAAAAACAAGAGATTCTAAAATTGCTTGGATAACAGAGCCTTGGATTTTGGCTGTAATGTATTTTCACGCAAATCTAGTTAATAGGGAAGGTCAATGGAATTATAGATTAGACTCAACGCCGGAAAATGCACAATTTACTACATATACTGATGGCGGTCATTACGATTTTCACGTTGATACTTTAGATCCTAAACATCCAAGAAAAATATCAGTTATATTGATGCTGTCTGAAAAAGGCGTGGACTATAAGGGCGGCGATTTTGAAATTAAAGACGATGGATTAGTTGAATTGAGTAAAGGTGATATGTTAGTATTCCCTTCTGACTTATTGCATAGGGTTAATCCAGTCACGGAAGGCAAAAGAACAAGTTTAATAACATGGGTAAGAGGCCCAGAATGGAGATAAAAATGAAAGAAAGAATGTTAGAGGCCATGCGGTCACATGCTCTAGGTCATATTGACAAGCACAGAATGAATGTTGAAGTATACTTAGCCAATCCAGCTGGTATAGGCGAACATCCAGACGTATTTGAAGCCATGGAACAAGAAATTATGGAAATGGCAAAATACCAAGATGTTCTTGAGATGTTAGACAAATATTTTGGTTGACAGTAAGCTTTTTTCCTGGTATGATGGTCATGTTATAACAAAGGAAACCCATGTCTAAATTTTACACAAACGTAGAACGTTTTATTAATGAAATTCGTGTACGCGGCTATGAAAATGGTCGCGCTTTTACTCGTAAAATAAAATTCAAGCCAACATTGTATGTTCGTGCTAAAGATCCAGCTATGGCTACTCATAAAGCTTTACAAGGTAACACTCCACTTGGTGGCGTTCGTTTTGATAGTATGACCGAAGCCCGTGATTGGCTTGGTCGTTATCAGGATGTCCACGGGTTTGAAATTGCTGGTACTCAAAACTACGTAACACAATTTATTCAGCAAGAATATCCAGACGAAATTGATTTTGATATTACTAAAATTAATATTGTATCATTTGACATCGAGGTTGATGTTAGTAACGGCTATGCTGATATGGATCAAGCCGACAAAGAAATCACATCCATTGCTTATAAATCTTCCAAGTCAGATACTTATCATCTACTAGGTCGTAAAGATTTTAATAAACACCAGACAATTACTGGTATTGATCCAGATAATATTCAATTTATGAAATTTGATAGCGAAGAAGCTCTCCTTCGTAGATTTATTCAAATCTGGCAAACTGAGTATCCTGAGGTTGTAACTGGCTGGAACGTCGAGTATTTTGATATTCAATATATTGTAACTCGTATTATTCGCTTGCTTGGTGAAGAAACAGCTAAGAAACTTTCTCCTTGGGGACTAATTAAACCAAAATCTCGTACAATGTTTGGTAAAGAGCATAGAACATACGATATTTCTGGTGTATCCATTATTGACTATATGGATGCTTTCAAGAAATTTGGTTATAAGTATGGTCCACAAGAATCATACAAACTTGATCATATTGCTCACGTAGTACTCGGTGAAAAGAAACTCGATTATTCTGAGTACGGTAACCTTACTCAATTGTATGAACAAAATCCACAACTCTATTTGGACTATAACCTTAAAGATACTCAGCTCATTCAACGCATGGAAGATGAGTCTGGTTTGCTTTCACTCGTCCTTACTGTTGCTTATGGCGGAGGTGTTAACTACACTGACGCTTTTGGGACTGTGGGAATTTGGGAAACAACAATCTATCGTCGGCTAATGAAAGACGGTGTAGTCCCACCTCTTAAATCCGGCCCTGGCGAGCGAGCTGGTGAACTTGTCGGTGGATATGTTAAAGATCCAAAGGTCGGCATGCATCCGTGGGTTGTATCGTTTGATTTGAATTCTCTATATCCTCACCTTATGCTACAATATAACTTGTCACCAGAAACATATGTAAGTGACCATAGAGAAAACGTATCACAAGAAATGGTACTAAGTGGTCGTTACCAAAACGAAAGTCAATATGCAGTTTGTGCCAATGGTGCTTGCTTCAGTAAAGATAAACTTGGCATTATTCCTGAGATTATTGACGAATACTATAATCGTCGTAAAGGTATCAAACAAGACATGCTCAAAGTTGAGCAAGCTATTGAGACCGAAACAGATCCACATCGTAAAAAGCATTTACAGACTCAACAAACACAGTTGCATAATAACCAAATGGCTATTAAAATTGCTATGAATTCTCTTTATGGCGCAACAGCTAATATCTACTTCTTATATTATATTAACGATATGGCTGAAGCTATTACAACATCTGGGCAGCTATCAATACGATATGCACAAAAGTCTGTAAATGCTTATCTTAATAAGGTTCTTAAAACTGACGATAAAGATTATATTATTTACATCGATACAGATTCAATTTATGTTAACATGGGTCCATTGGTTGAAGCTTCATTTGGAACTATGGATATACCTAGACACCAAGGTGAAGCATTCTTGGATAAAGTTTGCCAAATGAAAATTGAAAAAGTTATTGATGATGGTTACCAAGAACTAGCAAACCGCATGGGTGCTTATCGACAGGCGATGGTGATGAAACGAGAAAAGATTACCGATAAATCTATTTTCATTGCTAAAAAGCGTTACATTATGAATACTTTAAACTCTGAAGGTGTTCACTATGATGAGCCAAAAATCTCTGTAACTGGGATCGAGTCGGTTCGTTCTTCAACCCCAGAAGTTTGTCGTGATAAACTTAAAGAGTCATTTAAAATTATTATGAACAAAGGTGAAGAAGCAACTCAAAAGTTTATCGCTGATTTTAAACAAGAGTTCTTTAAATTACCGCCGGAAGCAATTGGTCGTAATTCTGGTACAGACAATATTGAAAAATATATGTCTCGTGGTACTTATAAAAAGGGATGTCCAATGCACGTACGCGGATGTATCCTTTTTAATAACTATCTTAAACAATATGGACTAAACACTAGATACGAATCGGTTATATCTGGTGATAAAATTAAATTTGTGTATCTAAAAGTACCAAATCCGATTAAAGAGAATATTATCTCATTTCCAGGTGTACTTCCCAAGGAATTTGGTTTAGAATCTTATATAGATTACGAAACACAATTTGAAAAAGTGTTCCTCAGCCCATTAGAGTCTATACTTGAAGCGCTCGGTTGGTCAGCTGAGAAAACACAAACACTTGAAGATTTCTTTGCATAGGAGAAGAAAATGGAAGTCGCTAAATTACAGCATCGGCTTGAGTCACTATATGATAAGCATAAAAAACAACATCAAGTTGTTGAAGTTTTGGAAGCAGAAAAAGCACCGGCCTCAATGATTACGAAAGCTAAAAAAGAAAAACTTAAATTAAAAGACGAAATTACTCGAATTGAAAATCAACTACACGGAGCATAATATGAGTGAGAATTGGGTTGCAGACATTAATCAAATGCATGACAAGTTTGGAGTGCATAAATGGTTTGAAGAAAATAAAGATAACAAGGAATTGATGCGCAAGTATCTAATGTTCCGTTTGTTAATGTGTCAGGAGGAGCTCAGTGAAACACTTGCTGCAATCAATAATGGAGATGCTGAAGAGATCGTTGATGGTCTCATTGATCTTTGCGTTTTTGCTATTGGCACTCTCGATGTATTCGGTGTTGATGCTAATGACGCTTGGGATCGTGTTTACGGTGCTAATATGGCAAAATCTCCTGGCGTTAAGCCCGGTCGTCCTAATCCTTTTGGCCTTCCTGATCTTCTAAAGCC